CCTATCCCCTGTGTGCCTTGGCAGTCTCAGCCTCTCTATGGGCAGTCGGTGATTTGAAACACTGGATCAGTGGTCCGGAGGTGGACTTGTCGACCACCCGGGCCGTCATGGCGCTGCCCCCATCGGCGTGCAGCGTCAGGCTCACGATCACCACGGTTTTCCAGCCCGTGCCGATGGACAGGCGGGTGCCGCCAGCATCAATCGCCACATCTGGCAAGCGGATGGTCTTGTCGGGCACATCGATCTGGGCCACCACCGAACCAATGAGGCCCTGCAAGTTGCTCTGGTCCACATCGATCTCGAACTGGTAGCTCACGCCCGCGTCGACCCAGGCCCGTCCTGGAAACGGCACGAAGGCCGAATCCGTGGACTTCTTCCATGTGATCTTCCAGGCGTAGCCAGTGATGCTGGCCGCGAGCGTGAGGTTGCCGCTGTCGTTGAACGTGACCGCTCCCGTCCAGGAGATCGCCTGGTACTGGGGCACCAGGAACACGGCAGCGTCGCTGGTCCACAGTTGCGCGCCATCGCTGCTCCACATGTGAGACGCGTCGGTGGCCACGATGGGCGTGGTGTTGAGCGGGTAGCTGGCAAACACGTTCTGGACCGGCGCATCCCCCAGGTTGCAGGCGATAGCCGTGACGTTCAGGCTCTCGTTGCCCGTGGTGTCCACCGCCTTGATCAGGATCTGCCCTGCCCCATAGGGAATGGTCACCAGATCCCAGGGCGAGACCGACAGCAGGCCGGAGTGCAGTTGCAGGGCGTCCGACCAGGAGCGGCTGGTACCGGGTTGCCAGCGCACCCGGTAGCCGTCCAGATCGATGTCCCCCACAGCGCCCCAGGTCAGGCGCGTGCCGTCCAGCCGAAGCCAGGGCACGTCAGAGGGCGGCGCAGTCTTGCCCACCACAGACACCGTGGCCTGCGTCCATGGGCCGCGAAACCCGATGGCGTTGACGATGCGCACGCGCACGTCGTAGCTCACGCCGTCCTGCACCGGAGAGGCCCAGGCTGTGGCGAGCTCTGCAGCCACCAGATCCACAGGCGCCCAGCCCGTGTCCGAACTGAGCTTGAGCTGCACCTCGACCTGCCCTTTTTGGGAATAGGCCTCGGTGGGCGCGGTCCAGCTCACCCGGATACGCGAGATCACCGAGCCGTCGGCCAGCCGCAGCAGTTCGCTGGTGCCAGAGGACAGGGACAGGCCCAGGACCGCTGGCACGCTGAATGGATCGGGCAGATTGGACTGGGCCACAACCGCAGCCGGGGCGAGCACCGCCTGCACATAGATGCTTGCGCTGTACTCTCGGGCGACGATGTAGACCTCGTCGTTGTCCTTGATCTCGATCTGCAGGATCCGAAAGAGCTTGCCGCTCCAGCCCGGCGTGGAATGCGCGATCGGGACCACATCGCCCACCTCGCAGCGCAGGCCCTCCTGAAACGCCGAGAACTTCACGACCAGCCCGTAGCGACTTTGGTTCAAGGTGAGCTGCGCGATGTTCTGCGCGCGGTAGACGCTTGCAGAAAACGGCAGGTCGATCTTGGATGCGAGCACCAGGCCGTTGTCTGTGGCCCGCAGCGCCGTGGATTCCACTGTGGCCAGATCGGGCTGCCACTTCTTGGCCGGGTTGTAGAACCCTGCTGTGACGCGGTTGTATTTGGCCCGTTTGCCCGCCTGGGAGATCACCCAGGAGCCCGTGATGTTGCTCTCGCTGAACCCAAAGCTGGACGCGGTGGTGGCAATATCCAGCACCAGGCGGTACTTGCCCCCGCTGAACACCAGCATGCCTCGGCAGGCCGTGAGCAGCGAGCGGATGTTGTCGTAGGCCGTCTGGCTGGTGTCCACGCTGCCGTCACAGGTGTAGGCGGCGTAGTCCACCTGAGTGAGGGTCAACTGCCCCGCTCCACTGCTGGTGAGCACCAGCGGCACACCGGCAAAGGCATTGGCCACCGAGATCGCCAGTTGGTAAGTCGTGTCCGTGGTGCGGATGGCGTAGTACGTGACCGCAGCGTTCAGGGGCGCAGGCAAGGTGGTCGCGGCGCTCACCTGCACCCCATCGCCCGTCTCCAGTGCAATGGGCTGGGCGAATGTGAGTGTGTTGGCGACCGGATCGGCCGTGAACACCGCCGAAAAGCTGGGCGCTGCGATCCGCGCGTCACAGGCGTTGGCCGCAGCCACGAATGAGGCGTCGTCGATGGCGCTTGGGGGAATAGCCCTGCCATACAGGGTGCTGGTCAGGTAGTCCCGGACGGCCAGCGCCGCATTGTTCGAGTAGCGGGTCTGGCCATCTCGCGGGTCATAGAGCGTTCGCCCGCGCACATCGGCAGTGAAGGTGGGCAAGCCCGAGAAGGCGTTGCTGTCGTACTTGAGCTGAACATAGAGGTAGGCGCAGTTGCTGAGCGTGCAGGCGCTGGTCCACTTGGGTACAGCGGCGGTGAGCGCCGCATCCGCCGCCTGTCCGGGCGTACCCAGGTGCTTGCTGATGGTGATTAACCCCGCAAACTTGGGATCGGTGGACAGCACATCGTCCAGGTACACGTTGTCAATCGCCGCCACCGACCCCTCGGCCAGCACGATCACAACATGCAGGTATTCATTGTTGGCACCCGAGACCTCGATGAAGACCCGGGTTCCGCCCACACGGCGGCGGCCGTAGATCACGCCAATCGGATCGACATTGCTCTGGGAGTTGATGAGGATGCCCTGCGCCTGCGCAGAGGCCAGCGCCGATTGGCTGCGGCTGGGCGACATGGTTCCCAGCACCGACTGCACGGCCAGGTTGGCCATGCCACCTGCCACCAACCCTGCTGCTCCGCCAATGAAATTGGCCGTGGCAATGGAGGCGCCCAGCACATCCGTGGCCGCTGCCGTGATGCCAGACTCGATGACGGTGCCCAGCACGGCATCGGCGACCACGGCGCTGGCAGCTTCGGCGGCTCCCATGCCGACGATGGCACCGATGACAACGCCAGCCATTACGAACCTTTCAGAGTGTCAGAAGCCGGTTCCAGGGTTCTGGCGTACATGCGCTCGACATCCCGGTAGCCCAGGTGCTCGAGCAGGCGACCGAAGTCTTTTTCTCGCTTGACGTGGTAATACACCTTGCGCACACCCTGAGCTTTCAGACCCAGTTCCGAGTAGCGCAGCAGCTTGAGCACCACACGCCCAGCGCGGGCTTCGGGGGCCATGTACACGGCGCTGTTGGCCGCCACCAGGGCGTGCGCGTAGTGGATGTGGTGCTGAATGATGAAGACCGCATAGCCCACGATGGCGCCATCACGCCGGGCAACAAAGGTGGCCAGCTTGCCTGCAGCGTCCAGCTCGCAGTACCGGTCCCAGTCGACATTCAGTTCGGCCAGGTCCTTCTGGCCCACCTCGGCGTACTCGCGCTCGGCCAGGCTTTGAAGTTCATCGATGCAGCTGGCCATCGGGATGCGTGCAAAGGTGTAGCTCACACGGCCCCCCACTTGATTTGCTGGTTGATGTTGGTGACGAACTGAAATCCCCGGTCACCCGGGAACCAGATCTGCTCTTCCTGATCGTTGGTGTGCCGACCCGGGGTCCTCTGGAAATCCACCCACTGTGAACTGGCCGTCACGGCAATCGTGCAGGTGCCGCCTGCCGGGTCGTCCGAGATCTCCATGGCATCGATGCGGCCATCAAAGACCAGCAAGGGACTGCTGATCACCGCCTGCCGGTAGTCCAGGAAGGCCTTGTAGATGGCAATGCGCCGGTCGATGTAGGGTTTCGAGAGCGCAATGGCGATCCAGACCTGATCCACGGCCGAGACCTGCACCGTGACGTTCGGGATGCTCATGTCACTGCTCTCGGTCAGACCCGTGAAGCCCAGATACTGCCCATTGGCCGTGTAGGTGTTCGCATTCCAGAGCACGTTGATCCAAGCATCGGTCATGCGAATGGTGCCATCGTCGAACCAGGCCTCGACCAGGTACACCGGCTGGTTGTTGGATTTGAGGATTTCCGAAATGAAATCTGCACTTGCACCGCGATCCATGTTTCACCTGCCCTCAGTAAGCTCCACTGCAAGAGCCGTTTTCAAAATGACTCCACCAGCTGGAGCGAGAAGTTGTAGATGCCGCCGGGCGCCACAGCGCTCTCGAGCGTGTCGCTGCCCAGCGCCAGGGTGAAAGGCACGCTGCGCACATAAACCGCTACCCCATCGCCAGGACTGACCATGAGCGCGGGCTCGATGGCCAGAGTAGCCACGCCCGAGGCATCCGAATTGGCATCGGCCGTGAGCATGTAGACCTTGGTCTGGCCCGAGATGCCGATGAAGTCGCCCGCCTTGAGGACCCCGGCCATGCTGGCCGTCCACCCCCGGGTCATCAGTGCCCTGCCTTGCTGCGCCGTGCCATTCACGACAGGAGCGCCCGTGGCCACGCCTTGCGGGGAGCGGTGCACGGGCAATACCGCCGAGAAGCTGTCCCATTGCCCGCGCTGACTGAGCAAAAAGGCCTGGATCGGGGCGAACTGGGCACGGGTGAGGCCCACCCAGTCGGCCGTGATCACCCAGCGCTGGGCCCCCGTGGTGCGGGTGCTGCGGCGCAGGTTGTGCGAGAGCGAAACCCGGGTGGGCTGGTAGGATTGGATCTTGATGGCGCTGGGCGACGGAGACACCGGAAACGTGCCGCTCATGATGTTTTCCTATCCGGATCAGGCCGTGATGCCATAGCGCCCGCGCATGTTGAGCGCCTGGTTGACGATGCCCACCACGACCGCCTTGTTCTGGACCATCGCGCTTTGAAAGCTGCGCGCGTCCATGGCATTCACAGAGAAGTTGATGTTGATCGGCCCTTGCGGCGCCGAAGTGCTGCTGTCGGATGCCGAAGGGGTGGCCGGTGACTTGCCGTTGGGCAGGATCGTTCCAGCACCATTCGGGATGAACCATTCGGGCCCCTGCTCACCCACGATGTAGGGCTGGCCAGCGGCCACGGGACCACCATCGGCCCGGAACAACCCCGACAGGAAGTTGCCCGCGCTGCTGAAGAGGCCAGACAAAGACAGCCCACTGGTGGCCTGCGCCAGCGGTTTCATGACCGAGTTCTGTACCTGGATTCGGATCAGGTCCGTGATGATCGAGTCAGCCAGGCTCTTGAAGTCCAGCTTGCCCGTCTTCACGAAGTTGGCCAGGGCGTCTTCCATGCCCTTGAAGGCATTGGTAAAGAGCCGCTCGGACTGCGCCGCTGCATTGCTCACGTTGTCCAGATAGTTGTTGATCGCCTTGGCAACCCCGGTGTCCCAGGCCCGCTCGGCCTCCCAACGGCGGTTGATGGCGGCCACCAGCGCGTCGGTGGATTTCTGGGCCTCATCGCGCAGTCGCTGCTGGGCCTCGGCCGAGAGCTTGGCGCCGCCCTTTTCTGCATCCCAGATCTGCTGGTCCACGGCCAGGGTGTTCCTGCGCGCCACATTGACGATTTCCTGCTCACGGGCGTTGAGCCCGATCAGGCTGTTCTGGAACTCGTACTGGTCGTTGGCCATCTGCAGGCCATGCACGAAGGCATCGATGCGCTTGCCCTCATCGATCTTCTGAATCTGCGAGACCGACTGCGTCACCTTGGACATCTCGCCCAAGCGCCCCTCCTTTTCTGCGAGGAGGCGGCCTTTTTCGATCATGGCCTCGTACTTGCCCAGCTTGTCGCGGGTCAGGTCCACATTGAGCGAGTCCAGGTAGGACTCGAAGGGGCTCTTCTTGGGTGTGCTCAGGTCCGGTATTTCATACGAGCGCTTGCTTGTGGGTTCAGGCTTCTTCAGACCCGCATCACGCTTGGCAAACTGCTCTTCGAGTTTGGTCAGGAACAGCGGCGCATTCCAGATCCGGGCCATGTCCTCGTTGAAGCCCTCGGCATGGCTGGTCAGATCCGATGTCAGCCTGGCAAAGCGGCGCCTAACCGGGTCGAGCGATTTTTCGCTCAGCATCTCCTGGCCAATGCCGTCCACAAAGCCCACTATGGAGACGATGTCTGCGACCACCGCGCCAATGGCGTTGCCCACGATGCGGATGATGCGGATCACTGCATCGAAGACATCGATGACGGCCGCCACAAAGCGCGCGGCATTGCGTGCCCAGGCCTCGATGGTGTTGTCCTGCTGGAGCTGGCGGGCCTGTTCATTGAGGCGCTGGGTCATGCTGCCCGCATTGACCAGCGCGTCCGTGAAATCGACCATGGCAGGCAGAACCCCTGCAGCAATGATGTTGTACAGCGCCTTCTTGCGCCCCTCCAGCCGGATCAGATTTTTCTCATAGGCATCCGCCTGCGCGGCCATATCGGCCGTGACCCTGGCGTTGAGCTCCCCGATCTCGGCCAGATCACGCAGGAAGGGCATCAGCTGCGCGCCCTTCTTGCCCAGCAGCATCTGGGCCGTGGCAACGGCCTGGGTGCCACTGTCCATCTCGCTGAGTTTCTTGGCCAGATCGAGCATCACCTCACCCGAATCGCGCAGCTTGCCAGACGTGTCGGTGACCGAGATGCTCAGCGTGCGGAACATGTCCGACTGTTTCTGGCTGCCTCCAGCCGCCTCGAACATGGCCTTGGAGAGCTTTTGCAGGCCGCCGCCCACTTCCTCCAGGCTGGTGCCCGAGAGCTTGGCAGCGGACTTGAGGCCGGAGAGCGCCTCCACCGAGGCGCCGGTTTTCTGGGCCATGTGGTCCAACTCGGCGGCCGAAGAGATCGCCCCCTTGATGCCATCGGCAAAGGCATCGAAGGTGTAGGCCGCAGCCATGGCCGCCACCGCCCCCTTGACGGATTTCATGGCCGTCTCGGACACATTGGCGATCGAGTCCATGGCCTTTTGAGCCATGTATTCGGCCTTGTTCAGGTCGGACTCGAAACGGGCGATGTTGGCCTCCAGGCTCACGACGAGACTTGCAAGCGTTGCCATGGTGGGCTTATTCCTTCCTGCCCAGCAGGGCGGCAATCATTCGGCTGTGCACCTGCACGTCGGTGGGCTGCGCCAGCGAAGCCTGGCGCTGGGGATGGCCATCCAGTTCAGTCGGGTCCGCACGATCAACATTCCCCCTCAGGGACGGCATGAAGTCCGCTGCAGAAAACCCTTCCTGACCTTCGCGGCGGTGGACATTGGCCAGCGTTGCGCAGATCTGGCCATAGCCAAAATCCGCGCGCACATCGGGCAAGCCCTCCAGCCGGGCAAAGGCCATCCACTCGGCCAGTTGCTGACTGCTCAGCTGCTCAAGGAGCTGGTCTGGGTGTCGGTAGCCGAGGGTAAGGCAGAGGCGGAAGTAGAAACGGCGCTCTGGACGCCGCTCGAGTTTTTTGTGAGTTGATCCACATCTTCGGAGGACAGCCCATTGAGCCGCTGCGCAGCCGTGAACACCCGGTCCAGGGCTGCGCCGCACTTGGCGCCCAGCAGATCGATCTCGTCGTCGGTGAAGAGTCGCTCTCCGAACTCGCTGATCACGGTCAGGCCCACCAGGCGGGCACGCATATTGGTCATGTCGACCTTGCGGTCCTTGCCCTCGCCCCGCACAAGGCTGGCTTCAAAGGTATCGCGCTCACGGCCCGTGAGGCTGCGGATGCGCACGGTGCCTGCCCATTCGGGCACGGCCACATCTTCGGTTTTGAGATCGTTGATGCTGAGGATGTCGGTTTTGGAAAGCAGTGACATAAAAACTCCAGAAATGAAAAACCCGCACAAGGCGGGTTCGTTGGGTGCAAGGAAAAACAACGGTCAGGCCATCAGGCGCAACCGCTGGCGTTACAGATTTCGGGCGACGTGATGAAGCCTCAGGATTTCGACGTCATCGCCGCGCACGCGATAAATGGCAATGTAGTTCTTGTGCAGCACCAATTCGCGGGTGCCAGGCACTCGGCCTGCTCGGCCCATGCCTGGGTGGATTTGCAACTTGGTCACCCCCTCTTTGAGCTCCAGCACAAAGCTGGTGGCTCGGGTGGGATTGTCCTTGGCGATGAATCCTGCAATCTCATCAACACTGCGCAACGCAGTCCTGGTCCATTTCAAAGCCATGGATCAGGCACCGTACTTGGCAAACACGGCTTTGACCTGATCGTCTGTGGCGAACTCGCCAGCATCGGCTTCTGCAATGCCCTCGTGAATGTCACGAATCTGCCAGGACTCACGCTGCACATAGTTAGTCAGCGCATCGATTGCAAGGAAGCTCTTGGTACGCGCCGTGGCCTTGGCCAGCTCTTCGATCTGGTTATAAAGGGCTTCGGGCAAACGCACGTTGATGGTTTTGGCAGTCATGGCTGCAATACTCCGTATCACTTGTATTACAACGCATTATCCGCTTCACAAAACAGGTGTCAAGTTGAACCAAATCAGGCTATGGTGATCAAGCCCAGGTGATAGGCCCCGAGATGCGCAGGTCCACCGAGCGGCGAATGGCCTGATCGACCGCCCCCTGGCTGTTGAATTTCTTCACATAGCCCGTGAAGGTGGCGCTGTTGCCGTTGGGCAGCAGCAGCTTGAAGCTCTTGGCCAGGCCCGTGACCTGGGCGGTCATCAGCGCCAGCTGCCCCGGGTCGCTGTTGTCCTGGTCCACTTCCATCGCGAAAGAGCCCGGATCGACCAGACCAAGGATGAATTCCTTGGCCGTGGAGTCGAAGTTGGTGCGCTCGATCTCGGAAGCGGCGCCATCGAAGCCGTTGTAGCTCTTGACGTTGGAGATCTTGGTCCACAGCAAGGGGGTGGCGCTGCCGCCACTACTCCAGGCCGTGAATCCTGTCGCGTCCACGCCCGCAAGGGTCACGATCTTGGTGGAGGGCTCGATGTACTGGACCACATAGCTGTTGCCGTTGAGTTGCGTGGTGCCCACGACTGAGCCGAATGAAAGGACATCGCCTTTGGTGAGGCCCGTGACCGAGGAGAGCGTCACCCGACACGGGTTGGTGAGCGCCACGGCGGTGATGTTGAGGGCGGAACCACTTGAAGTGCCAATGCTGACGGTGGTCCCTTGCGCCGAGATGGCGGTACTGGACATGGTGAACTCCTTATCGGTGATGCCAGAGAGAAAAATCCAGGATCACCCGGTGCAGCAAGGCATCGGGCTCGAACTGGTCCTGCTCCTGAAGCAGCAGGTGGGTGATGGCGCTGGCGTCAAACGCGCTCTTGACCGCCTCGGCCAGTGCCACGGCAGCGGCATATGTGCTGTCGTAGCAGTCGATCTGCAAGCGCAGGTTGTCGATGGGCGAGCCATCGCTGAGGGTGTTTTCCGGGCTGCTGGAGACCCGGGCGTAGACCACATAGGGCTTGGCCACGTTGTTGGGTGCGATGTTGGGATACACGCGCCCACAGGCCACGCCCGACAGGGCTGAGTAGATTTCCTGCTGGATCACGGGCCAAGCTCCTGCACCGCCTGCTCAATGCGCTCGGCAAGCCGGTTCTTGATGGCGTCCAGGGCGTCGTTCTTGCGCAGGTCAAAGGCCGGACGCAGGAAGGGGCTAGCAGCCATCTTCACGGTGCCGAACTCCACAAAGCGCCAGTACCAGGCATCCTGCGAGAGATTGCCCTTCTTGCCCTGCTTGCGGTATTTCTTGCCGTGGCGCACCGTCACGAAAAACGTCTGGCGACTCTTGCCCGAGAGTTCGGGGATCTGTTTCATGATCACCGAGCGCTTGAGGGTGCCAGGTGGCGGCTGACTGGGGCCAAGGGCAGCGATCGCCAAGGGCGCCTTGAGACGGGCTTCGTCGCGGATCACCTTGGCGCCTGCGTAGACGGATGCGCGCAGGCCGTTTCGGGCCACCCTATCAGGCAACTCTTTCAAAGCCCGGCTCAGCTGGTCCAGTCCCTGGACCTGTACGACTTCAGAGTTAGCCATCGTCAAGCCCCTCCGAAGCGAGCAAGGTGATGAAGGCGTTGCGCTCCTCTTCGTTGAGCGCCGCATGGATGTTGAAAACCCGCGCCTTGTACAGCGCCCGGTATCCGGCAACCACCCGGGTGTCAAAGAAGATGGGCTGGTAGCGCACCGTGATCTGGTGCGTGATGTCGCTGGCCATGCGCTGGGCGGTTTCCAGCTCGCGGCCAGCCAGGGGTTGGATCCCTGCCCAGACCGTGGCCACATGGATCCAGGTGCGCTGGGACCCGCCCATGCTGTCCTGGACGGTGCTCTGGCGCTGGATCTGGATGCGGCGGTTGAGCTGACCGGCTCGGATGGGAATCATGCAAGCACCATTCGGTAGGGGTCGAGCAGGCCGTCCAAAAACGGCACCGCCTCCATGCGCCCCCGGGAGAGCGCGGCAATGTCTTCGCGGTGGGCGTACAGGCTGCCCACCCTGAGCTTGATCCAGCTCTTGATGCCCTCGGGTACCTGCTGCGGACCACCGTAGCCCGCGTCGAAGGTGACGCTCACCGCCCCGATCTGCGGCAGTGGGATGGGCCAGATCTGCCCGAAGACGGGTGTGATGCGGGCAGGCTCACAGGCCAGGTCGCACGCGTAGTTGGCGGCGGGCATCGTTTGAAGGCTGCCCGTCATGTCCAGGTAGTTGATGGCCACAACGGTTTGCACCGGACCTTTGGGCAACAGAACAGCATGCCCGGGCAGGGTGAAGGGAACGCCAGCAGGCACCCCCATCAGGCTCGGGCCGGGAAAGCTGTCGAGCACCAGTTTCCAGCGGGCTGTGATGAACTGGCGGCCAGTGAGCATTTCTGCCGACTGGCGCGCCGCGCTGATGAGCGCCAGGATCAACGCATCATCTTCATCAAAGTCCACTCGAAGGTGCTGTTTGGCCTCCCAGATCGAGACCGGCTCCTGCGCCGCTGGGGTGATGAGCTGCAAGGGCATGCCAGGCTCTCAACTGCCAGCGGTTCAGACCACCTGGGCCACAGCAGCCTGGTTGGCACCGTCGGCTGGCTCGTAGCGCGGGTTCATGCCCAAGAGCTGCGCAGCCGTGAAAGCCGCCGCCGTGCCCACCGTCACCACCAGTCGCACGAAGGCAAAGCCCCCGTTCACGTCCAGCTCTTCGGGTCGCAGGTTGATCAAGGCCTGACGGCTTGCGCCGTTGCCAGCCTGGATCAGCTGCGTGATCGCTTTGCCGGTGATGTCCTTGGCTGCAGTGCCCGAGCTGTCGCTGGCCTGCTGCAGTTTGGCGTCCACCGTGGCGCCAGCAGCCAGGGCGCCAGTTTCGATCACGGCCAGCAGGCTGTGATAGCCGCTCAGTGGGATCCAGGTCGTGGCGGCAGCACCGACGGCCTGGTTGGACGGATCGAGCGTGGAGAGGATGGCCAGCTGCTCGCTGCCTTTTGCATTGGGAAACATGTGATTTCTCCTTGAGGTTCAGGCCCGATCAGCGGGCGCCGAGTTGAACGAAGGGCGACAGGGTTGCGCTGCCCTTGGCGGGGGAGATCGGCGCGGCGATCTTGGATTGGCCGTCCATGCGGAACGTGGTGCGGAACGCCGTGAGGTCCGCATCGAAGTACAGGTGCATGGACGTGGCCGTCTCCATGCCACCAGCCTTGGTGATGGTCTGGTAGTACGACAGGTCAGCCAGCAGCACATCGCCCTGGGCAGAGAAGGTGTTGGCGTGCTGGGAGACAAACACCGGACGGCCCAGCAAGGTGCCGTAGGGCGAGACCTGGATGCCGCCGACGTTCAGCCCCATGGGCAGGTAGATCGGGTAGTTGCCCAAGGTCAGCGTGAAGAGCGCGGGCAGAACGTCGTTGTTGACGATCCACACGGCCTTGGCAAACGAGCCTGGCGGCAGGCGCGAGATCATCTTGGCCAGGTTCTGCGCCAAGAGGGTCTGCGTGGCCTGGCCCGATTCCTTGGCCACCGTCACCGTGGTGGCATTGGTCATGCAGCCCACAGGCAGGCCTGTGCCCGATCCAAACAGAATCGACTCGTTGGTCTTCCAGCGAATGGAGGTGGCGATCTTGTCGGGCAGGTAGGTGGAGAGCGCATTGGTGTCGTCCAGCAGCTCATCGGTCACCGGCACCAGGGCCATGAGCTTTTTGAGACGCAGGGTCGACAGGCCCAGCACCGGCTTGGTACCGACTGCCGATGCGGCTTCACCTTGCCAGTAGGCTCGGATGCCGTTGGTGCCCCAGGGCGTGGTCTCGTCCTTGGGGAAGGCCATGGTGTTGCCCGTGATCTCGACGTTGTCGGTCATGGGCAGCAGGGAGTCCTCGCCCAGCGAGAGCTGGAAGATTTCCTTGGCGAACTGCGGGGGCACGAGGAAGCCGCCGTCCTGGGCCGAACCTTCGTTGCCAAAGGAGGCAGGGGCCACCGCGCCACGGCCGGAGCCGATCAGCAGGCGCTCATCGATTGAGCTGCCAGGGTTTTGCGCCTGACGCACAGTCTTGAGGAAATCGCCCACGCTTTTGAAGCCGTGCTTGGGGTCGGCGTCGAGGTTGTCGGTGACGGAAATCACCGTGGCAGTCTGGCCATGGGAGATGGTCGAATGCGCCGAGTGGGCTACGTTGGCCACATGGGCCATGTGCGCCTCTTCGGCGATCAGGGCAGCCTCGCGGTCAATGGCAGCCGATGCCACCTCGATCTTGGCCTTGAGGGCGTTGAAGGCGGTCAGCTCTTCATCGGTCATGTCGCGCTCCTCAGCAGCGGCGATATCGGTCAGGGCACGGGCGTCCTTGACAGGGTGGCTTTGCGAGCTTGAAGCTCGCGCAATTGCTTACTCATAAGTTCTCTCCAGAAATGAAAAAACCGCCTGGTCAAAGACTCAAGGCGGTTGCTTGGGGTGG